AATTGCAAAGTTTAAAGAAGACCATAGAGTACATAACAAATATTTCAAGTCGAAAGGTTTGCATAGTATGTTGATGACACTAGATGATTATATTAAGTATAGATTTGGTGCCTTACCAAAAGTTAAAACAGGATTTGTACCATTACAGAGTGTTCCTTATGTTAGAGAAACACCTGATATTCCAAGTTTATCAAATAGTAAAAACATGGGTAATGGTGGTACTATAGACCATAAAACTAAAATGGAAAGAATAGAAGTATCTAAACAATACTCTATTGTTCCAGCATATAACAAAGGTCCTTACATGGTGGTTGGTAAAGAAGACCTAAAAACAGCAGGGAGAAAAGTATGAGATTTGGATTACTTTTAATAACTATTATGATAGTATCATTGTATGCTAACATATCTAACGCCAATCCAATTGTGGACTGGTTAACTAACGAAAAGAACAAGATAGTAGAATATCAAACTAAATCGTGGGCAGATACAAAAATTCAGTTTGCCGATAATAAAACATCTATCTTAAACTTCTTTAAGAGTAAACAGAATGAACCACAAGATTAGTGAATTCTGTAATAAAATAGACACTATCAAAAAGATGTCTGACAGGCTCCGTGAAATGAAATACGGACCTGTCAAAGAAGATAGAGTAGTCATAGATAATATGATTGAGACTATCCAGGCAGATTGCATGTTAGTGGCTAATGATAAAGGGACTTATGTACAAACGAATACTTATGGTGATTACTCTGGTATTGACCATGACGGCGTGCTCGACAATAAAAAAGAATGAAGAAGGCAAATATGAAATCAATCCAATCGGTACTATTATTAGGACTATCATTGGTGTTCCTGACCAATTGCAGTTCGATTAGTAGAACACAAGTTGGTGCCGTATCAGGTGGTGCAACAGGTGTATCTGCTTGTGTAGCAATGGGTCAAACAGACCCTTATGTGATAGGTGCATGTACCGTGATTGGTGCTTTTGCAGGTGCTGAAGTGATGTATAATTCAGATTATGATGTACACAACGCAGTATTCGTAGACCATTTAAATAATGGTCCACAAGGTTCAAGTTATACAAATTGGTATAACCAACAAACAGGTAATAGTGGAATAATCAAAGTCACAAGGTCATACACAGAGGGACCAATTAAGTGTAAAGATTATGACGCTACAGTAGATATCACAAATCAATGGCCATTACTTGGTGTTGGTAATGTGAATAGAAAAGTTATATTTGGTACTGCTTGTCAGTTACCAGATGGACAATGGATAGAGAAACCAACAAGATGATACAAATAATTAATTTAAAATTACCGTATGTGAAGACAAAGTTTTTAAATCACAACGAAGTCAAACCTATTATAATGAAATACATTGATAATTGGAAAGAGGGTGGTATTGAACATACAGACGAAATGTATGAAAACAATATTTACAAAACTGATTGGCCAAGGTCAGAGAACATGCATATAGGATGGAAACAAGAGCTTTTAAAAGCTAACTTTTTAGGTGCGTTAGAAGAATGTACCAGAGAGATTGGTTTCAATACTTTACATATGCACAACTTATGGTTTCAACAATATGTCAAAGGTAATAAACATGATTGGCATACACATGCCGAAAATTATAGTGGTGTGTATTATCTCGAAATGAGTGAAGGTTCACCTGGCACCGAGATTTATGATGGTGAGAGGGTAATTAGACCAAAAGTCCTTGAAGGAGATTTATGTATCTTTCCTAGTACGGCAATTCATAGAGCGCCTGTATTTGAGACAGATGACCGTAAGACCATTATATCATTTAATTTAGAATTGAAAGAGTTTTCTCCTGACAAAATCAAAACATTGAATTTATATGGACAATAGTAGTAAAATAGAACAATTGAAGAACGAAAAGAAAACATTAGAAGAACAGGCTGAATTTGAAACTAATCAAACCAGGCTTGCCAATCTTGAAGAATCCATATATAATATACAACATTCAATAAGGATTTTAACGAATGATGGATCCTAGAAAGAATATGATGAAATATTTGACAATGACATTGATACTAATATCTGTAATGCTATTAACTGGTGTTGCAATCGGTGATGACAATAAAGTCTACCACCAAAAGATAGTACCAATATCTCCTGAAAAAACTAACGGACAGTATTGTTTTATTCGTGTAGTTATTACACAAGAGGGTGATAATATTGTCAAGAAAGAAATTCTGGAGTGTGCTGATGGTAGAAATAAGTTTGATGGTCCTAGTTATTGGGAACTATTCGCTCAATTTTACTACCGTGATGTATCAACTCCTGAATACTGCCGATATTATAGTCGGCCAAAACATGTCTTCAAGTCACATGGTAAGACATGTTTATCAACAAATGGTGAATGGGAGGTACAATGATTAAAAATATCATTATAATCGCTCTACTGATTGCCTTATGGCAAGGTGTCACTAGTGAACAGGCTATTGCTTATGTTCAACTGGCGCTTGACAAAATGCAAGAAGTGTTATATTATGTAAAGGAGAGTGTGTAAAAATATGAATAAGATACTAAAATATGCTGTTATGGGTACTCTAGTAGTTTCATTAGGTGCGTGTAGTAGCAAAAACTATACTATCAAAAACGAGAAGAAGGACAATGTAAATAGTGTACCGGCGTGGTACATGGCAGACATTGACGAGCAAGACGCTTGCGACCTTAAATTTTTTGATAAATCAGATAACGATAAAGTGTGTATCTATGGTGTAGCTACTGCTGTAAGTCCAGATTTGCAACTTGCTATTGAAAAAGCAAAGATGTATGCAAAATCTGAAATGGCGGACATTATTATGGGTAAGATGAATAAACAATCTAAACAATTCATCAAAGAACTCGGTAAAACTGAAACAAAGACCGTAGTAACCGAAGTGGAGACCGTATTAGTCAATGAGATTAAGAATACTCCAGTAAGAGGTTATGAAATTTTTGCTCAAGATGTCACTTTAACAACAAATGGTTATTACAGAGCATGGATTGGCTTGAGACTTCCTCTAGGTAAGTACAACAAAATGTTTAATTATAATATTGAACAAGCTGTTGACGCTTTCAACCTCAAAGAAGAAGCTAGTAAGGCCTTTGAGAAAGTAGTGAAAGATGACGATAACAATTTATAGTAAAAATAATTGCGTCTTTTGTAGCAAGGCCAAACACATGGTTAAAAACCTTGGCCTTGAATACGAAGAGAAGAAACTAGAAGAGGCCGAAAGTACAGAGGCCTTTTTAGAAGAGATTGGCAAACCTGTTAGAACAATGCCACAAATTAAAATAGATGGCAAACTGGTTGGTGGTTATAATCAATTAGTAGAACACTTTGCCGATAAAGGTTTAGTAAACTTCAAAGGGGAGAAAATAGTTGAGTGATGACAATATCATATTATTTCCAGAGAACAAGATTGTTCGTAAGGGAACACCTGAGCAGGCAAAAGTTTCTGCTAAGGTCAAAGAAAGGCAAACAAGAGAGTTTGTCGAACAGAATATAGACCTTATGGCAAGACAAGTATTACAACAGTTTGTTGATATGGGAATAAAAACAACGGCACCTTTGTTTACAAAAGATTTAGCCTTGGTAATTGATTGTTTGAGAGGATTAGTTTACAGAGACTTTGGTGTAAAACATCCTGCTCAAAGTCTTTCAGAGAAAATGGTAATAATTAGTAGAACACTAGATGGTTCACAACATGCAAAATTAAATTATCAAGATGTGTTAGGTTTAGATAAACCTGTGAAGACACAACCTATTAGTGATGATACAAAGTTTGAACTAGATGATATCAATAATCCTATTGACTTCGAACCAGATTTTGACCCTACTGATAGGCCAGATTAAAAGAATTCTAATGGCGGACTATTATAATACGCTCTGTCCATTGAATAGTTGGAGAACTCAAAACTTATTGAAAGGAGTTAAACACTAATGTTTAATTTTATTAATAATATCTTTAAAGGAGATAACAATATGGCTAGAGCCAAAACTACAAAAACTGAAAAGGTGAGAAACCTTTTCGAAAAAGGCAATGATGTGACTTGGAAAACTCTAAGGAACAAATTTGACCTAGGGTCACCTGCTTCTATGGTGATGAAATTAAGAAACGAAGGAATGATGATTTATGAAAATAAAACATCTTCTGGTCATGTTTCATACAGAGTTGGAACACCATCAAAAGCTATCATAGCTGCTGGTATCAACGCTGTGTTTGGTAAGCAAACTGCTTACTCAGCATAATCTAAAAATAGGAGACGGAGGGCCCCTTGGTCCTCCGTTTTCACTTTAACTGGTAAAAAGGTTTTTAATGAGTGATGAGATAGATAGAGATACACATGACCATGATATGACTTATGAAAATGAACAATCAACGGTTACAATATCTTTAAGAGAATACGACAAATTAAAAGAACAAGGTCAATACATTACAGACCCTAGTTTGATTTCCGTAATTGATAAGTTAGAAGAATTAGTGCGAGCTTTAAGGAAACACATTGTCCGAAAGTTTTAGCAAAAACGATAGAATGGTAATTACATTGGCAGAGGCTAATAAAGACAAGAAAATGACTAGAA